CTATTTCAAACTGGAATGATCCGGCTTTGAGACACGGTACACAGCACGCTTGATGACAGAAGGGTGGACGTCCACGATGTCAGCCAGGCCGTGCAGGGTGTAATGGCCACTGGCATACATTTTCACAATATCGGCTTCGGTATCCGGGTGCAATGCTCGAGGCCGGCCGCAATGAATGCCGCGTTGACGGGCTGCAGCTTGGCCGGCCATTGAGCGTTGACGAATCAGACTACGCTCGAATTCGGCCACGCTGCCCAAAATATTCAGCATCAATTTCCCGGCAGGCGTTACGGTGTCAATCGGTTCCGTGAGGCTTCGGAAGCCGCAGCCAATTAGCTCGAGCTGCTCGATGATCAGCAGCAGGTCCTTAAGGCTACGAGCGAGCCGATCCAGTTTGTAAACCACCAGCTGGTCATCTTTGGTAAGTATGGCCATTAGCTTTCGCAGCTCTGGACGCTTGCCGACTGAACTGGTTTTTTCTTGATGGATCTGATACACCCCTGCTCGGTTAAGTGCATCAAGCTGAAGCGTGGTTTCCTGTTCCGAAGTGCTGACCCTTGCATATCCGTATATCAATTTTTCCCCCTGTATTTGTAGGTGGACACTATCAAAATATCAGGCTCGCAAAGAGCAGAAATAGAACATACCCCCCACAGTTTGCAGGCTGTAGCCTTACCGCTTCGCTACATCAGGGCGATGCCCCGATACCCCGACTGCTCAGACCGGGTTAACGCTATTCGCTTCCCGGTCATCGTGAACAGCCTTGTCTATCAGAATCAAAGGTTTTTAGACACCGTACCAGCGGCAGCGGGTGACATGGCACCCATGGACACTTGCGGTATGTCACAGGTCACCGCAGTGGGTTTACCGTTCCAGATCAGAACGCCCGCACAGTCGGTTTGAGGTTTCCACTTGTACCCCGTTTTGATCAAATCGGCGTCTGTGATGTTATTGACCACCAAGGCATTTTGTGAGACGGCGAAGGTATAGACGACTCTCGCGCCCATGGTGATTCGCCCCGTCATGTGTAGCCCTTTGGTGGCATAGGGTTCGGGGTCATCACCCGAATTTGCAGCGACTGGAGCCGAGGAGCCAGAAAGCGGAGCAGACGCCGACGACAACGGAGATTCAGCAAAAGCGCCAGCAGGCAGGGCCTTGTATTCAGCCGAAGCCGCAGCCATCCAAGCCGGTTTGCCATTAACCCATGGACCACCTGGGCCGGGTTTCGGTGTTTCCTTGTGGGTAGCTGTCCAATAAACGAAAAAGCAGGCGAAAAAGCCGAGCAAAAAGACGCCTTGTGTCATGCGCCGGAATTTGACGATGAAAGGTTTGACGTCATCCGGCTGCGCTTCATCCAAGCTCACGCCTTGCGTATGGGAGCGGTACAGCTTGAACATTTGAGGCTTGTATTTGCGCTCTTGCACAGACACTTCGCCACCGCCAACACCATCCAGCACCTTGCGGATGTAAGAATCTGATTTACCGAAGGCAATCGCCTTGCGAACCTTGTAACAGACCTGAACTAAATCTTTGATAGCCGCTGAAATTTTGCCGCTGGATTGGGTGATCAACAAAACGTCCGCATTAAAGTGGCGGTGCATGGAAAACCATTCCTCAACAGCCCTTTGCGTACCGCCGCGAGGCATGACAAAGTGGCATTCATCAATCACGTAGAGCGGCCCCATGCCGTCAGCATTTTTCCACTCGCTGGCAAAGTCTTCAGAATTCGCAAAGGCCCGACTGTCAAATTTTGAAGCGCGAGCCTGACGAATCAAGCCCATCAAGGCATTACCTTCTTCGCCACCGTCCGAACCAGACGCCGGAGCAACAGCCAGCGTTTTTGTGCGCAACTCGATCAAATCAGGATATTCGTCATCCAGAGCTTCAAACGCTTCAAGGTTCAAAGGCAAATTCGTGATGACCTTGCGACCACGTTTGAGAGCCGGGAGGACGTGATACGTAACGGCTTCGTAGGACTTGCCACCACCGGGAGCGCCAAGCAATAAATTGATCATTTGAATGTAGCTCCAGGGTCAATCATGGCCGGGGTCATTTCGAGCAAAACCAGAGCATCTTCAATACCCTTCTTGATTTTGTCGTAAGCAGGCTGTTCAATGGCCCTAGGACGCACCGAACGCAAGGCACGCAGGGCAACCCACAGGGATTGCTTGGCAGGAGCTACAAGAGCCATGTTACGACCCCAAGCGGACAAAGGGAATCAACTGAAGCATGAACCGGATACCAAGCGCCGCCGTAATCATGGCGAGAGCTTGACCAAGCCCGAGACAACTAAGCACCGTCATGACGTTGGCCGGTATCGAACCTGCGGCAGCGCCAATATTGGAAAGACCCGACACGTCTACCAGACCGACCGCCGACACCACCACAGTCATCACCTGATCGAACACCCAAGAGAATATGTCTTTGAAAATGTCCCACAGCGATACAAAGATGGCGATGAAAAGATCAGAAAACCACTGCACCACGGCAGCGATTTTGGCGTACAACATCGTGAAAAATGAACCAACCATTTCAGCCCCCAAAGATCAAAGCGCGAACTAAAAAAGCAGTACAGATCAGAACGCACCACTTGAGAAAATCCCAAACGTAACCGGGTGGTGAAAGTTCATACGACCCAAAATTTGTACCCAACATTTCGACGGTAATCGGGAAAGACGGATAGCCAGAACCGGCACCAATGTTCGGCATCAGACTTGGCAGAAGGTGCAGCAATGGGGAATTTTTCAACGTCACCGACTGGGTGTTCCAGACACCCACCAAGCCGTCAGGATATTTTGGCGTGTAGAGCTTTGGCGCACCGGGCAAAGGCGTGTCAGAAGCTGAATCAACCGGAGGCGTATCAGTCGTGGTCGTCGTCGTCGGCGTCTTTGGATAAGGCAGATTAGTAGCAGGGTCGATACCCACTGGCTGCACAGAAGTCGTATCCGTTTTGTTGCAGGTCACATCGGCCATAACATACACGCAGTTGTAATCGGTTTTTGTCGTCGTCTGTGTGGAAGGTGCCGTGGGCGTGGCAGCCGTACTGGTGAGCGTTGACGGACCCGACACAGTAGCTGGACCAGTAGCCACGACATTCGTTATCGCTAAATCCTTCAAAGTCTGGTCTGAATAAATCCCGGTTTGGTCAATCGTGAAAAGTTCTTTAAGGACGCCAGGGTCAGGTTGATATAGCGGCAGCGTTGCAATAACTTGTGGCAAAGAAATAGGAGTCATCGAAGAACTACCATAGGGAGGTGAAGATATTTTGGAAATTCCGCGACCACTCCAGCCACCCACCCAAGAATCAGGCCCAGTCATGTGATATTGAAAATTAGTCCCATCAGCAGCCACAGAATCAAGGACGATTGAATAACCCGGACCTTGATGTGAATTTTGATAACCAATCCAATCAGCAACAGCATTTCCGGCCGAAAAGGTTGGACTTCCAATATCAGAAGAAACTTGATAAAGAAAACAATTTGATGCACAGAAAAGACTTGTATCGCGCTTCTGAAATCCAGTGGGGCCGCCTGTTTCAATGCTTGAGCTATCAAGCCATTTATTAATCATAGGAATACCGAGGGTTAGCGCAACAGCAGCAAATCCGAGAGCTCCACCAGACAACCCGACTAATGTGCCAACGGCCATAGCCAAATCGGCGCCTGAAACTTTACCCGTCATCGCCACCGGAACAGCCAGCCCAGCAGCCGTAAGCGGTAATGTCGCCGTACCGCTGACGATCAACCCCTTGGAGGCACTATCCGCAACAACGCCAGCATTTCCAAGAGTGACAGCGGCAGCAGTTGGCGCACTGGCAAGAGGAATGCCCGAACCACTGAACTTGATTGTCTGAGCACCGGTGCCGGTAGTCGTAGCCATGAACTTATCGAAAGCACGACCAGTGCCATAAGTACCGATTGCGGCAGCACCAGACGAACCAGAAAAGAGCAACATGCACGCCGCCATGCAACCCGAAATTTTACGAATCATGAGACGCCTTTCAGACCCAACACGAACACGACACCGCCCAAGCCCCCCAGCATGGCAATGAGGCCCCAAAAGAGGACGAGGGCAGCGCCAGTGCTCATAGGTCTTAGACCTTCTTGACGCCGCGCTTGCTCAGGTCGATGGCTTTGAAAGCCATGGCAATGCCGACGATCACGATACCGATAGCCAGCACGGAAGCTGCAACCGTAGTCAGGCTGATAGCCGCGAACATGGAAGTTACCGGGTCAGTGGTTTGAGCGAAGGCCGAAGAACCGAGCACCAGAGCAGTGGTACCAGCGGCCAGTTGTGCGCCGTAGCGACGAGCTTGATTGAAAAGTTTCATTTGAAATCCTATTGAAAAACGATGCAGAAATTTGCACCTTAAAAGCGAGCCCGCCCGCCTTTGAGGTTGTCAAACTTTACGAACCAGACCCACGGCCAAGCCGACGACATAGCCAAGACCCCACATGCCAAGGACCGAGGCAAAGCCCCACGACCACACGTAAAGCACTGTGTCGGGGGTGATGCCCAAGGCAATCAGATCAGCGGTGGACACGGCACAAACTCCGATGGACCACACGAGACAGGATGACGGCAACAGGCACCATCAACCACATGCAAACGACGAGTCGAGAAAATTCACTCATAATTTTTCGCCTACTCAGGATCAATAGCACCACACTCAGGACACTGAATATGGTCACCAGCATCATTAAAATTTTCACCAGCCGTGAACTCAGTACCGCAAATCACGCACTCAATCGTGAAATCGCCCGGGTCTTGATCACCATCAGCAAAATCTTGGCATTCCATCTTTTTATCCTTCACTCAAGGGGTAATCATTGATAGTGCCGAGCCGGTCAAGGTCAATCAAAATCGGCTGGTCTTCAAACTCACAGTTATCCTGAACAAGTTGATGCGCCGTCTCAATATCAGACACCACACCGCCGCCAGCTTCACGCAGAGAGGACACCCAAACGGGTTCACCGCCATCCATGGAAGGACAGAGAAAACGCTGGGTTGTAAGCGACTGAATTAAGAGGCGCATATGCTTTAGGCCGTGGTTTTGACAGGCGAAGGAACCGGCTTGATATCCAGCAAAACAAGCTTGGTAGAGTTGTCCGCACCGGAAACCACATCGAACACCACGGCACACATCACGCCTTGCACGGGCCAAGAGTTTTTGAGGTGCGCCCACTTTTCAAACTCGGAGGCATCACCGAACTTGAAAGGCCGCGACACCGTACCGAGTGAACGACCGGCACCGTTTTCAGCGACTTCAACATTCAGATGAAAAGTCGTAGAACTGAAAGCTTTGCCTTCAAAATTGCCCGCGCTTTCCTTGATGCCGGTGCAGAGAACTTGACTGTTTAATTTCATGATTTTTCCTTTCCCCTTTGTTGACGGTTAAGCGAATGCCGGGGCGCATTCAACCGATGAAAACGAATGCAGACGCGAGAACGCATCCGAAAAAGAACGCTTGATTTCTGACTCTGAAAACTTCTGAAGACGACCTGGGCGCTTTTGATGCTCGACCAGTTGAAAGAGTTGGGATTCGGTCAAATACTTGCAAGCCACCCCGAAGGAAGCGGCAGCGGTTTGCACCATCCAGCGGACGTTACGGGTGCATTCAGCCAAGACGGTTTCAACCTGAAGGCGTGGCGTGGTCTTGACGGGTTCGGGGGAAATATGACCGGCAGCTTTGAGCAGCATGGAGGCGTGCCAGTCAGAGGCTCCAGCGAAGAAATCAGCCGGACGACGGAGCATGTCGGAGGACAGAACGCGCAATTTATTGCCGTAACGCAGCTCGATGCGAAGCCAATCAGAATTAGATTTTTCGCCGAAAAGTTGATCGCCTTTCTCATAGGCATTTGTGATTTTTCCAGCTTCACGGGAACCGATATACAGGCTTCGGTCGTGACCGTTTTCCCAATCGCCGACCATGTTGAATTTGAGCTTTCGACCGCCGACATTGCACAGGCCCGTCCGGTAGTCAGCACGGATTGAATCAATGCCGCCTTCGATACCGTCAAAAAAATCAAGCGCCAGATCGCACCGGGTTACATCACCGCCGAGGTCGTCAATAATTTCAGCAAGGCGATGATTCCAGCCGGTATCTGCAAAGGTGCAAGCAGTGCCGAAAAGATTGACGTGGATAGTCTTAGACTGATTTTCTTGCCGTGGACTATCACTGGAGGAAAGGAAGCCGACCCAACCGCATTCCTGACCGTTTAACTCGATTGACCAGCGGAATTTATAGAAGTCAATACCTTTGCGGGCATGGATGGAAACGATGAAGCCCGAGCCCATGGCCGCAGCCACTAATTCGGCAATTTCATGCGCTTGCACAGAAGCATCAAACTCACCACCGGGCAACTCACGCAAGATTTTTTCAAAATCTAAAATGCGGGTGTTTTCATCCCAAAGAGACCTTGAAATTTCCCGTTTTTTAGGGAACAGGGAGTCAACAGACGGGGCAGGGGCATTGCGACGAAGGACGGTAAAGCGAACCCAATCCAGATGCACGGCAGACTGGGTAACTTGACGTTCAGCCAGCAAACGCAGCTTGACTTCCTCACCAACCAAAACCAGAGGGTTAGAAGACTTCATTTGGCAAGCTCGGTAGTGATGTAGGTTATCCCCGTATTACCAACGGGGTGCGCTACGCGCGGCAGCCCCCTCCCGCAAGCGGGTCCCTCCCGCCGCGCTTCTGTTTCGGCAGCGGAAAGGCGACGAAGACCGAAGGAGGCAAGATGCTGGGCATCAAGAAACTCAGCAATGGCACGCCATGGGCCAGCGTTGCGATGCACCAGAACGAGAGTCATGCAACCACCTGGACAGAGTTGCAAGCCACAAAAGACGGATATGACCGAACCGAATGATCCGGGTAACAAGTACCCAAACGAACCTTGGAAACGGTGAAGCGCATGCCATGCCAAGACACCAGAGAACCGCGTTTGACCAACTTTGCACCGGTCAGATCGAAATTGGATTTACGGGTGATGCCCCCCGCCTGCCCTGAATCCACCTGGGCCGCCAAGCTTTCGGCGGACTCAGTTTTTGTGGCAGGCGAAGAGCAAAAAGGAGACTCGAGGCCGAAAGCAGCAGCGAGAGACGAAGGTTTGAGGTTGATCAT